AAAGGCAGCTACGCCGAAATGAAGCGCAAGTATGAAGACATGATGGCTGAAGCTTCCAAAATGAAGGAAGAAATGGATGCCATGCAAAAGGAAATGAAAGGTAAGACCGACTCTGCCGAAGGGCGGGCAGATGCACTTGCAGAGGAAGTAGAAAGTCTTAAGGCTGATCTCTCCGAAGCACAAAAAGTGAATGTTGATGGTCTTGTTGAAGAGCGTGTTGCGCTCATTGACAAAGCACGTCCTTCCCTTGATAGTGCTTTTGATTTTACTGGCCTTTCAGCTCGTGAAATCATGGAAACTTCCATCAAAGCCGTTCGTGGCGATGTTGATTTATCAGATCGTTCTGATGATTACATCACCGCTATGTTCGACACCTTGGCAGAATCCCCTCGTGGTGATTCTCCAGCTACGGAAGAACTGCGTAAAGCTGTTGCTTCCATCACTTCTCCAATGTCTGCTCCTTCTTCCTATATGGATAAGTTGCAGAATGCTTGGAAATCCCCACTCTCCGTCTCTAAGGAGCGCTGATCCATGGCCGTAACTTTTTCCACGTCGGGGACTGCTTCTGCTGGTGGTGTGCAACAGGCTTATGCTCTGCAGCAAACCGCTTTGGTAGAAGGTCAACTCTCTGATATTCGCGACAACACCATTGGCACCTACATCAACGAAACAGCAGTTGTACTGCCTTTCGGTAATGTGCAGGTGTACAACACTGCTGGCACTGTAGCTAATTCTGCTACCACCATTTCTGGTGCTTCCGATACTGTTCTTGGTATCAATGTTCTCACTTACGTTGATGAAACCGCACTGAACGCTGATAGTCGTCCTGGTGTGAAAGTTGATCAAGTGTTGAATGTTGCTAATGAAGGTGCAGTAGCTGTTTATGTGACTGGTGCCGTCACTCCTGCTTCCATAGTCCGCGTGTTGTATTCAGCAAGCGGCACTGGCAAGGCTGGTCAATTCAGCCATGCTTTTGCTTCGGGCAAGACTGTTCGTATGGCCAATGCTCGTTATCTGTCTTCTACCACTGGTAGTGGACTGGCGATCTTGGAACTGAACGGCCCAAGCTTTACTCTCTCCGCTGATTCTTGATAGGAGGCCCTACCAATGTCTGAATTTCGTATGGACGAAGCGGGTCTGTTTCTTGAGCGTCAGCTTGAGTACATCCGCCCCCAAGTATTTGAAACGGTTTATGCCGACATCAAATATCCAACCATTTTGCCTGTAACTAGCGAAGCTGGTCCTGGCGCACAAACCTTCACCTTCCGCATCATGAACTCCACTGGTGAGTTCAAACTGATTGCAGATGCTGCTGATGATTTGCCACGCGCTGACATCAGCCAAGTGGAAAAGAGCATCAACATTCGTTCTTTCGGTGGTAGCTTCGGTTATACCGTGCAGGAACTACGTGCTGCTCAAATGGCCAACATTGCTCTTGAGCAACGTCGTGCGCAAGCCGTACGTCGTGCTTATGAAGAGAAAGTGGAAGCTGTTGCCATGTTTGGTGAGTCCACTGTTGGTTTAGCTGGTTTCTTCAACAATTCAACTGTTGATGTGATTGCAGCTAACAAGTGGTTTACTGGCACCACTGCTAGCGGCACTGCTCAAGATATGCTGGAATTATTGAACTATGGCGTTAGTGCCATCATCAATGCTTCCAAAATGAAGGAGCAGCCCGACACTATCCTGTTGGCTTACGAAGACTACAACGTAGTAAGCACCACTCGTAATTCCGATTCTTCGGACGTTACGGTGCTTGAGTATTTCCTTCGCACCAACCCCTACATCCGTAATGTTGAACCAATCAACCAGTTGGATGCAGACAATAGCGAATTAAATACCAACCGTATGGTGGTATATAAGCGCGATCCTGATAAAGTGCAATTGCACATTCCCCAGCCCTTGGAACTGTTCCCGCCTCAACAGCGTGGTCTTGAGTTCATTGTTCCTGCTCACGCTCGCGTGGGTGGTGTATCTCTGTACTTCCCCAAGAGCGTCATCTATGTTCAAGCTTCTGCTTGAGCCTAATTGAGCAAAGGGCGTTAAGCTATCATCAGTTCCTATGAACCTGCATGTTAATTGCTTATCGCCCTGAGCTTGAAAATCCGCCTCGTGAAGGAGGGTTTGGTATTATCACCGATGGTGGAATGATTCAACTGGCTCCTGGTCTTAATCAGGATGTACCAGAAACTCAATGGAAAATCGCTCAAGAAAATCCAACTGTAAAAAGGTTGATTACTATTGGTGCCATTGAAGAAGTAAGGGAACAGCTAACAGTGGAAAACATTCCACATGATGTGCAAACCCTTGCTACTCTTCCCATCGTCGAATCCGCCCGCATCGTTGAATTGATTCATGACCTCGATCAACTCGCGGCATGGAAAAAAATTGAAGGGCGCGTGAGGGTACGTAATGCAATTGCAAAACGTCAAGAATCCATCAAAGCAGGTAAGGCATAATCATGGCTGTTACTTACGCAGATTTTCTTGATCGTTTCCCTGAATTCACTCCCCATCCATCGGGAATTGTGAACGGGGCTCTTTCCGAAGCTACTGCCGATGCATCAGCAGATGTATTTGGCTCTCAAACCGATAGGGCAGTAAAACACCTTACAGCGCATATAGTTGCCATTCAACTTGCACAAATGGGCATTCAAATTGGTGCCACTGAAGGTAAAGTGTATGGTAAAGGACTTGACGCCACTCAATATGGCCAAGAGTTCAAACGAATGCTTGATACCGTCGCTGATTCTCTTTCAATTGGTTTTGTTGCATGACCAACGTCCTCTTACCATTAGCTAATGCCACACTTGTGTGGTCAGTGGCTTCTGGTTATGTCGTTGAATCAGGCACTGGTAATTACGTTCCCACTTCAACTGGCATTACTTATTATGCTAGTTTGAAACAAAAACGTAATCCACAGTACGATTATTTGCTTGGTGCAGATAATACGGCTGTGTATATGGAAGGACGTTTGACTGGGCCTTTGGCTTTGTCTGGCATCACTCCTGGAAGTTCAGCTTCTGCCACAATCAATGGAAGAGAGGGACGATTTGAGTTATTACCTAATGAACAGATTGCTGAACATTATTGGCAATTTTTAGGCACACCAGTCAGAGGTATCTTTAGACTGGTAGGCAAAGGAAGCGTACAGAACGTCTGACGCTTAACCACTTTCTCTTTCCCATTGTTGAGGCATTCTCATGCTCTACCATCCCACAGAACTGGTTAAGAGCCAAGACGTAATTGTACGTGTTGGTTCTATCATCACCGCTAGCGGTCGTCCAATCATTTCTCAAACCGGCGCTACTTTCACAGTATCTGGTGCTCCCACTCTTTATACCCTTCAAGCAGCTACTACGGCTTCTGTTGCTTTCAATGATGGCAACACTGAATTCTACCTGCTTGGTGGTGGTGGTTTCTCTGATAGCGTAATTGTTACAAGTGCAGCTACTGCTTCAATCACTTCTTACTTCCAGAAAGATGTTGATGGTACTACATTTGTGCCTGACAGCTTTGATGAAGCTTTCCAAGTGATTGCTACTGGTCGTTATGACAAGACGGCTGAAGTGTATGTTGAAATTAACAAGCAACTTGGTGTTAGTGGCAGCACTTACTACTACGACCGTGTGGCTTATGTTGGTCGTGTTATGAACTACAACGAAAGCTATCCTGCTGATAACTTAGTTGAAGTTACTTTTGATTTGATGAGCCGTGGTCGCATTGGTATTCACCAAAATGCAAGTGGCGCCACCAGCATCATCCCAACTGCTCCTAACTGAGCACTATTCCCATTGTTTTCTGCTAGCCTCTCCTTACGGGGAGGCTTTTATTTTGGACATCAATCAACTAAGGGAAACAATTTACGAATTGCTTTCAGCGGCTCCTAATTTAATTGGTTCTTATATATTTCCCAATAATACGCAAGTGCCTGCTATTTACGTGGTGGGACAGAAAAGCGTACCACCAGAATGGAAAGTTACTGGCATGGAAGTTACCATGCGGCAATATCCAGAAATATTGCCTGAAGCTGGTGTGGGCATCGTAAGTGTATTACAACAATGGGAAGTTATAACTGTGCAATATAATCCTGATGGTAAACAAATTGCAGAAGCAATGGACAGGATGGTAAGACGTTTTCCTGATGCTAGTTTACGATTTACGCCTGGTGATGACGTGGCTTATGAACGCTGTAGATTTATTATTCCTGATATGACCATTCGTCGTCTTTATCCTGGCCCTTAATCATGGCAGTTGCTAATGCAAGGATTATTGGCGGGGCCGCTATTGAGCAGGCATTAATTAATGCATTTGAAATTTGGACCAGAGAAGATGTAGATAAAAAACATTGGGACGAACAATTTGGTAACATGAATCGATGGGAGTGGCCCAGCGGCAACAAAACCAAACGGAAAAACACAGAAGTAGTTCGTAGTCCACGAGATATTTACGATCTTGGGCTGTTGTACGAACAAAGAAATTATAAGTATGAAAAAGGAAGAGACAGCGCAACTGCTCATTGGTATTGGAATGCCACAAACAGCAAAGGAACAGAATATGCTAGTTATGTTCACAATGGTACCAAAACAATGGATGGTCGTGCTTTTACTGATGATATTTCTATACCATCGTCTTTTTTTCTAAAGCAACCAGGAAAAGACTTGTTGACTAGGGTAAGCATTGCATTGGAAGAATTAAATGCAGCTTGAATATCTATGGAGCAAGGATGGTCGTGTTCATGCTATTAATTGCTCTTACGTAGGAGCAAGCATTGAAGCTGGAATCATTTGCCTCATGGCATTCCCAGAAGAAACCATTAGAATTTCAAACGAAGATCATTCTTTTTTAGTTGAAGTGCCTAAGGAATTTCGTTCTCAAAACGAAAGGGTGAAAGTCTTCAACGCCACTTTAAACGTTCTCCATCATGAGCAAGTATAGTTTCCTTCTCCAAAGCGAAGAGCCTGAGTTTTTTGAACTAACGCCCAAGATCCGTTTACGGAAGTATGGTGGATGGTTAGTAGCTGAAGGTATTGAGCAGGAAGAACTAAGCAAAGTTCAAAGCCAGGCAACTATCCGCGCTGTGCAATTAGCAAAACGCATTGCTACTACAAAAGATATTCCATTGGATGAAGCATTTGCTTTGTTGCAAGGTGGTGCTGATATGACAGAGATGGAACTACTAAGTGATTTTACTGAAGAAACACTTGGCATGATCAATAGCAGCGGCAGTGTTGAAACTGGTAATGCTCGCATGGTAACTGCATTCATTCGCTGTAGAGGCGAAGGTCTAATTAAAGACGAATGGTTACCCCTTGATGACTGGTCCATTGAAGACACTAAAGCCATGGGACGGCGAGTGATTGTAAAAGGAATGGAATTCATTGCTAGCGAGCAAGAAGCTGAGGCGCAAGAAGCAGGACAAGCAAAAAAAGCACCACGCCGGACGAAGGAAGCATCGCCGAACGTTTAGAAAAACAAGCCCGGCAATTTTTAAAAAACTTAACCAAATGGGACGATATTTATTTTCGTCTTAATGCGTCAGATTTTAATGATTGCCGATGGGAGGCAGATAGCTTTGGTAAGCAAAGAATGAAAGACGTGATAAAAGCATTGAAATGGTTGGAACAGCATGATATAACGCAATATAATATTAATAGCATTTCAACAGCTAAATTAGGCACTGTTGTAGTCGGGGCATTAGGCGGGAAAAAAGCAAGGGTATCAGCAGATGATTTCTTACCATTTGATACTAGGAAGCTGAAAAAACAAGCTGGTATATCAGACGAAAGTCTAGTGATACTACAGCGTTTGATGAAAACAAGACGATTAGACGGTAGGGTAATTTCATTATTGGCAAATGAATTAAAAACTGCCTCTTCGCGTGAACAAGGCAGTGATTAGCTACACTATTAACAATAGGCTTATTGTCGGATATGGCTGCTCCTGAGTTAAGACTTAATGTAACGCTGGACCTAGCCTTTTTTAGGACTCAGCTTCAAAAGCTTACGGCTATAGCTCAAGGCGAATTTCGTCCTAAGCTTTTTGTTAGATTAGAAGTTGATAAAAAAGATTTTGAACAACAACTAAAAGCATTAGAAAGAATTAAACCTGTTATAACAATTCAAGATAGTCAGGTAGAAGCGGCAAGAACACGAATAGGCACGTTAAATAAAAGCTTGGCAACATTAAGGAGGGCTACTGCTACTCCCATTGAAATTAAAGTTAAATATGTAGAACAAGGAAAGCCTTCGACTGGAGCAATTTCAAAGAGTGGTACTTTTCGCCAACGGCTAACTGGTTTAGATACCGAGCCGATAAAGCAATTGTATGCAGCAGCAGGAAAAGCTGGAATTGTTCAATTTGACGCGGAGATTGCTAAAAATAAAGGCAAAATAATTACAGCCTTAAATCAAGCAGGCGAATCATCTGTTACTGGACTGCTAAATGGTTTAAAAAGTAAAGATTCTGCGGTTAAAACTGCAGCAAAATCTTTAGGAGATATATTAATTGCAGCTTTAAAGTTATCTCTGCAAATTCAATCTCCATCCAAGAGAATGGAAGCGATTGGAGAAGATGCAGGAGAAGGTTTTAATAAAGGATTAAAAGAAAGCTTGAGTGAAGCTAAAGATTCCGCTGTTAGCAAAATGCGGGAACTTGTTGCGACTTTAAGGATTGAAGCAGCAAAAATTCAAAATATTTCACTGGCTCCAGGCTCACTAAGAGGTGCCTCAGCTCCAGCTTCACTGAGAGGCGCACCAAGTGGTGGTCGTGGATATTTTAATTCAATAGGACCATTGCCAGAAGGAAGTAAAGAACCATATACGATGACTGATCGTGGTTATCAACCTTACCTTGGCGGCCCCGGCGTAGGTTCTTCCGCTGCGCCTCGCGGCTTGCTGCCGCCTGCAAGTGCTATTGGGCGTGGCTCTCACGGGCAATCATTTGCTGGCGCACCAATAAATTTCAGCATGGGGGCTTTCCCTCAGTTACCACCATCAGGAACAGCTAATCAATTAAGACAACAAGCACGAGTGGCGCAAGCTCACCTTCGATCAGCAGAAAGAAGTGTAGCTGTTTTTGGCGAACGGGCTGCAATGCTAGATAAAGCCATGAGCGCCTTTCGGACGAGTGGAAGAGCAACTGGTTATACATCTCCCATAGGACCATTACCTCGCGATAGTGCCGAGCCGTATGCTGCTGGATCTCGCGGCATGTTTGGCAAAGAAGGATTTGAAGCAAGGCTGGAATCGCGCCCTATTGCTGGACTGTTGCCTCCCGGTTCAACGCCCACTCGTGAGCAAATTGTTGCTATGCGGGAGAAAATTGCTCGTCAACGTTCTGATGCTAGAGCTCTTGACGTGCAATTAGAAGATCGACTTCGCCCCACTGTTCCTCCTAGGCAATATTTCCAACCAAACACACAACCTTTGCTCCCTGGCAGTGGTGGAGCATTAGCGCGTTCTAGCGCAATAGCTCCTTACGGTGCATTAGCGCTTCGAGGCGGTGGTGGTGGCTTGCCTCCTGGCGGTGGTGGTAACGTCCCTCCCAGACCTCCTTCTGGAGGAGGCGGTAACGTCCCAGGTGGCGGAAAAACTTATACCATTAATTTTGCGACTAATGCATCCAAAGCAGCACAAGCAATTCAAAAAGTTCAAGATGAATTAACTAAAGTCATTAAAATTGGTAGCCCCGTCGATCTAACTCTTGACACCAGTAATCTTGCTTCAGGAATCAACAAAACGTTTAAAGAATTAGATAAAGAAATTAACAAAGCTCAACGCAAATTAAATAAATTACAAATTGGCAGCCCGGCATTCAATCGAAGGGCCGAACAATTAGGTCTTAGCGAAGGACAGAGAGAAAGAGGTCAAAATATTTTAGAAGCTCGTAAAACAAAAGCACAGGCGCAAGCTTTTGAAGGTGGATCTGAAATTAGATTACAAAAAACATTACAAGCCCTTCGTCTTGAAGCATCTCAAATCAAGCCTAATACAATTGAATGGGTGAAGTTACAGCAGCAAATTGGAGCTATAAATTTTGATTTACAAAAAGCTGATAAACTTGCTGAAAATATTCAACTTAGAGAGCAATTAGGAGCCTTCAGTCCAGGCAGTCTTGCCTTCTTAGAAACTAAATTAACAATGTTAAGAAATAAAGCAAGAGAAATCAGTCCTGATACAGCAGGATGGAAGCAATTAAATAAAGAAATACAGACCATTGAAGGCAGCATTGCTAAAGCAAACAAAAAACCATTGGGAGGTGGGCAGCGCCTAGGAGCTGCTGGTGGTGCATTCTTGTATGGCGGGGGTCTGGGTGGCGGTGCAGGCAGTGCTATTGGTGGTATTGCTGGTGGATTACTGGGAGGTGTTCCTGGTGCCTTTACTGGTGCTGCTCTTGGTCAAGCTGCAGACGATTTAGGGAGAATGACTTCCGCGATGGTAGAGCAAGCAACGGTTGTTAAAAAATTACAACTTGGACTTGCTAGTGCATCTAATAGTTTTGGTGATTTTGCTGCTGCAAACAAAGAGGTAAAAAGAATTTCTGATAGCCTTTTAATTCCACTTGAAGATACTTATCGCAAATTTACCCAATTAAGAGCTAGCACTGTTGCTCTTGGCATAGACACAAAGACAACAGGAGAGATATTCGAAGGAACAGCAGCGGCTGTGTTAAAAAGTGGCGGCAGCATGGATGATGTTAGCGGTGCAATGCGAGCAGTTGTGCAAGTATTTAGTAAAGGTAAGCTTACGGCAGAAGAATTAAGAGGTCAACTCGCAGAAAGACTGCCTGGTGCCGTTGTGGAATTTGCCGAATCGGCTGGTATGTCGGTACAACAACTTGATAAAGAATTTGAAGCTGGAACCACAACTTTAGATGATTTTGTTAAATTTCTTCGGAAAAAATCAAAAGAATCTGCTGATTTCACTAAAGAAATGGCAGTGGGCTCTGAATATGCTGGCCGAAGGATGGAGAAGGCGTTTGAAAAAGTTCAAATCAGTATAGGACAAGCATTTCAACCAACAGGAGCTGCTTTCCAAGATTTTTCAACCGGGGTACTTCGTTTTCTTGATAGTGCAATTGCAAAAGCAATAGAGCTTAAACTTCTCCAACCCGGTAAAGATTTCTACATAGCAGAAGCCATGGCTTCTGGAGAGGCTGGCATAGCAAAATTAGAGAATAAATTATTAGATGCTATGCAAAATCAAAAACAACTAGGAAAGAGTCTTGAGGATGCAGGAATAGGTTTCATGAAAAATATAGATATGGAGTATACGAAAGCCACCAAGCAATTAAATGTATACCAAGAGGCATTGAAGGATGTTCGCAAACTAGAAAAATTAACAAAACAACGGGAAAAACAAGAGCAACAGCAACTTCTTGATGAAAAATTAGCTTCTGGAATGCTTAATGCTATAGAGCAACGTGAAGAATCTCTTGGTAAAGCTCGTGAAAATTATGAAGAAAATATTGCTAATATCAGAGAAAATGCAGTTAAACAAGCTCAAGATTTAGAAAAAAAATATCAAGATCAACGATTACAAGCAGAGCGCACTTTGGCTAAAATTCGCAGAGACCTAGCAACATCCGAGGAGAGTTTTGGTTTTATAAGAAGACAACAAGAAGCAGGTCTCACGGGGGAAGATCCTGAAGTAATTAATGCAGCAAAACGAGGCGCTGAAATAATACGAACATATACGGAAGAAAAAATAAGAATAGAAGAAGAATCTCAAGATCGTCAAATTGCTTTATCAAAAGAATTAGAAAATTTCAAACGTACCAATGCTGATGCTATAAATCAAGCGAATGAACGTTACGCTAAAAGCATCGGAGAAATTCAACGAGCTTACGCAAAAAATGTTGCTAAATTAATTGAAGAAGGCAGCAATAATGGAGCTAAGCGATTAGTTGCGGCTGGCAAATTAATAAATGAATTAACAAAACAATCTATTGCCCAAAAAGCCATTTCTTCTAAAGTTCGGGGTGGCGTGGAACCTTTAGGTGCTGATCAATACAAAGTGGGCGAGATAATTTACAGCGCAAAAGAAATACTTAATGAAGCAAAAATAGCGGAACAAACAAACAATCCAACACTCAAAGGCTTGTATCAACTTGTTTTGCGATTAGTACAAGCAACAAATAATATAGCGCAAGCGGAAAAGGTACTGGCAAGTAGTTTATCTGCAGCTACAAGCGCTTCGCCAGTAATTACATCCACAGTAAACACACGCGATTTGGATCAAAAGGTTGAAAGCAGCCAAAATAAACTTAAACAAATAGGTAAGCAAGCTGACTCTTCCTTGAATGCTTTAAACAAACAAGAAAATGTACGAAATCAACTTGTCAACGAGTTTGCGGCAGAGTCAAAAAATAGTACGGATGCGCTCAACGCAAGCAGAAAGCAAAACAACTTGCTTGTAGAGCGATTGAAGCTTATTCGCAATGGCGTGTTACCAGCTTTAGCTGAAGAAAAAGCAGAAAGAGATGCAATGGATATTCTTGAAATTGACAAAATAACTGGACTCAAGAGAAGTGCGATGGCCTCAAGTAAAGAACCAGAAATTCAACAACTAATTACCAAAGAATTTGAAACACAAGTAAGAATTTTGCGAAACCAAAGAGTTGAGCGCGATAAATTATTGCAGCAATCTAAAGATAACCTTGCACTGGTTGAAGCGGCAACAATTAAAAGCGAAGCTTCTTTCGCCGGAGCTGGATTAAAAGCTGGTTACACAGGAGAAGCTGGTGCTGCTTACCGCCAAAAATTAATGGAAGGAGTGAGTCCTGACGTAGCAGCAGGGGTGGCAAATGCAACTAATCAATTAAAAATAAACCGCGAAACAGTTGAAGCATTAGAAGCTTCTATATCATCTCTTGGTGATTCATTCTCAGAGGTATTCAAAGGAATTGTTAATCAAACATTAACAGGTCAGCAAGCTCTTTCTTCATTGCAGCAAGGTTTTCAAACATTCTTTCAAAGCATTGGTGATTATTTCATGCAAATGGTTGCCAAAATGATTTTTGAATGGGGCAAGACATTGGTGATTAAAGGGTTGAGCAGTATATTAAGCATGTTTAACCCTGCAGCAGCAGCCGGGGCTGCCGTCACTGGAGTCGTGCCTGGATTGTCAGATCTTAATGCACCAGCAAATATTAATAATCCATTGGGAGTGATGGGCGCAGCTAATGGCGCTGTATGGAAAGGTGGTTTCACTGCATTTGCCGCTGGTGGCATCGTGCAAGGGCCAACGTTGGGGCTCGTAGGAGAGGGCAAATACAACGAAGCTATCATTCCACTGCCTGACGGCAAAAGCGTTCCTGTTGACCTCGGAGGCGTGTCTGACGGCTTAGCTAGCAATATCACTAGCAATATTGTTGTCAATGTAAATTCCGATGGTCAAAGCACAAGCAATGCAAACGGTTCTAATTCTGTAGACTTAGGACGTAAAATTGAAGGAGCTGTAAAACAAGTGATTGTGGCTGAATTAAGACCAGGCGGTGTTCTAGCGGGGAGGCGTTAATCATGACTCAACCAACATTAGCTTTACCTTGCGAATATGGTCTTACAGTCGTAAGAGGCACTCGCACTAAAGAAACAAAATTTGGCGATGGTTATGCGCAAATAGCTCCTGATGGTGTCAACAATGAAATCAGAAAGTATCAAATTGATACAGTGCCCATTGCTGATTCAATTGCCATGGCATTAGATGCGCAGCTAGCAGCACTACAAGGTGATTTCTTTTATTCGCAATTTTTCATGGATGATCGCTTATATAAATATAGACTTATACCAAACCAATGGCAATGGGTTAGTATGGGGCCAAATAGCAACAAATTTTCTTTTTCTGTAGAAAGGATTTACGATGCTAGAAGCTGATATTCAAAAAGGATGGCATGATGCCATTGTTGAAATGTATGATATTGACTTGTCTCCCATTACGGGAGATGCCAATGATATTTATTATTTCACTAATCAATTAAAGCCTGATTCTTCTGCTATTGAATGGAAAGGCAACACTTATGATGCATTGCCAATTATATCAACGGGATACGAACGTAACACCACTGGGCAAATTGCACAACCATCTTTAACTGTTGCTAATATCTTAGGAACATTTAGCACGGCAATTGCTGATTATGATGATTTAGTAGGGGCTAAAATTACAAGGCGACGAACATTTGCTAAATATTTAGATGGTGAACTTTTAGCTGATACAACACAAGAATTCCCCGTTGATATTTTTTACATTGAACGTAAAGTTGAAGAATCTGCATTAGTAATTTCTTGGCAATTAAATAGTGTGATGGATTTGGAGGGGCTGCAATTACCCCGTCGTGTTATTACGCAGAATCATTGCTTATGGAAATATCGCAGTAGCGAATGTAGCTACACTGGTCCACCATTATTTACAAAAGACGATGAACCTATAAATTTAGTGGGGATCAGCGCTGAAGCCGTGGCTGTAATTAACGCTTTTACATTAAAAGAACAACGAGAAAGAGAATATAAAACTGCAATTGCTGTTAAGAATAGTGCCAAACAAACTCAGCTTAATGTTTGTGCGCCCTATTCATTACTGGAAAGCAGGTATGAACCTGGTACTTATCTTGTTGATCCAGCTCAAGCATTATGGGCGGGCGTTCCTGTCGAGCTAGGCATTCGATACAGGCAGGGGCCGCAAGCTTATTACGAAGATAGTAGTAATCGTTATGAATATTTTATTGAAGAATGGGGATACAACGAGGCGGGTTGCACTGCTGCCACTACGGACTTGGCTACAGCAGAAGCTAATGTTACAACAGCCCTTAATGCTTTAAATAATTCTATTACTGCATTAAACAATGCTATTATTGCACTGCCAGCAGATGATCCCGTATTTAGTCTTGATGTGTGCGGTAAACGTGTAAGAAGTTGTCAGCTAAGATTTCCAAATCAATCATTACCATTTGGCGCATTTCCTGGTGCCAACCTCGTCCGATGATCCAACAATTCTCAGCATTGTATACCACTATGAAAATTCATGCTATGCAGTGTTTTCCTCAAGAGGCATGTGGTTTAATCGTGAATAATGAATACTTGCCTTGTAATAATATACATTCTTTACCATTGGAGTATTTTGCCATTGACGCAAAAGATTATGCAAAAGCATCAACCAAAGGAGATATTCAAGCAGTATTTCATTCTCATCCAAATCAATTAAATAATTTTAGTGCTCATGATATTGAAGCATGTAAACATAGTAAATTGCCATGGGTTTTATATTGCACAGGCACTAATGAATGGGTAGAAATTGATCCATCAGGAAATGCTCCTTACCTAGGAAGACCATGGCAATATGGCATTTATGATTGCTATGCGTTGATGAAGGATTTTTACAATAGGGAATTTGGTATTGTGTTGGATGATTTTGATCGTGGAGAAGAAGGCGAATGGGAAAATCCTGAATGGCGTATGTTTGAAAAGAATGTAGAGCAGCAAGGCTTTATTGATTGCAGTGGCCCACTGAAAAAAGGAGATATGTTATTAATGCAATTACAATCTCGTTTCCCTAATCATGCTGGTTTTATAGTTGCACCTTCGTCTAATATTTTTTATCATCATTTGATGGGGCGCATTTCAGAACAAAATGTTTATGGCGGCTATTGGGCTAAGGTAACAAATAGAATATTGAGGCATCAGCAATTATTATGCAATTAATTAAAGTGAAGCTGCTAGGGGAGTTAGGGCGGAAATTTGGTCGCAGCTATGAATTCATGGCAAATTCCCCTAAAGATGTGATGTCGGCGCTGTGCAATCAACTGGATGGATTTAGGCAATACATGGCGGATGCTCATGAACATGGCATTGGTTTCAGGCTTGTAGATGAAGATCCAGATGGTATGGATTATGCCAATGTGCTGATGGGCTGCAGGCGCCTTGTAATTGCACCAATCATTAGTGGTGGTGGTACTGTAGGACGAATTTTGGTTGGCGTGGCATTAATTGCATTAGCTTTTGTTCCTGTTATAGGTGCTGCTGCAATTGGCACTTTTGGTGCGACACCAATTGGTGTTGGAAGTTTATTGTTTAGCTTTGGTGTGGGCATGGTTTTAACTGGTATTGCATCATTACTTACGCCACCAGTGGAAACACCAAAAGGCGACGCAGAACGTAAAGATAGTTTTTTGTTTGATCGCGCTGCAGAATTAACCTCACAAGGGGCACCAATACCTTTACTTTATGGTAGATTTCTTGCTCAAAGTCCTTTAATTATTAGTTCATCACTTTCCACTCAACAAGTGGCGGCGTAATGACTTTACCTACCATGGAATTAGAAGATGATATTATTTATAGTGGCGCGGGCGGCGGCAAAGGAGGCGGAGGAGGAGGAGGCGGCGGTAAGGGCAAGGGTGGCAGTAATCCACGTAAGCCAGAAGAAGATCCTGAATCTCTACGAAGCCGGTCGGAAGCTAGTTTTGTTGCAGTGTTGTCTGAAGGGGAAATACAAGGTTTTGAAGATGGTGTAGATCCACTCACTCGTATATTTTTAGATGGTGTGCCACTAAGAAATAGAGACGGCAGTTCTAATTTTTCAATTGCTGCATTTTTCACGGGCTCTCCTTCAACGGCGCAAGGTAAAGGAAGCTTAATTCCCGCTATTTCTAGCTCAATACCAGGACTAGTTCGCACTGAAACCAATACTGGTGTGAATACTATTGTTGCTGATTATCGCGTGGGGGTGCAAAACCAAGATCCCATGCCCGGTTTTGATGATGTAAGAGCAGAACAAGGCGTGAATATTAAACTTACACAAGCAGCCGGTCGCGTTTTCAGAGTTACTACCAGCAGTATATTTAATCGAATACGAGTGAGGATAGGAATTGGATCATTATTTTACGTCAATAAAGACAATGGTGATGTTAGAGGGGGATTTGTAAGCTTTAATATTCAAATTCAATCTGATAATGGTTCGGTAATTGTGAATGACAATAAAGTAATTGGTGGTAAATCTAGGGGGCCGGTGGAGTTTGAATACGAGTATTCACTGTCTGGCAATGGCCCATGGATAGTAAGTGTTGAAAGAACATTAGCAGATCCTACCAGTACCACCGAAAGCAATGATTTATATTTTAAGGCAATTGTAGGGATTATAAATCAATCATTTCGCTACCCAAATACAGCATTACTTGGCTTAAAAATTGGAGCTGAAAATTTTTCTGCAGTGCCAACAGTAGCAGCAGATATGCTAGGAATTAAAATTAAAATTCCTCAAAATTATAATCCCATTACGCGATCATATGCAGGCATTTGGAATGGTACGTTTAAAACAGAATGGAGTAATAATCCGGTGTGGATATTTTATGATTTATTGACTAATACAAGATATGGAGCAGGACAATTTATAGACGAGAATCAAGTGGATCGCTATAGTTTATTTGCAATTGCTCAATATTGTGATGAATTGGTGAGTGATGGTAAAGGCGGCAGGGAGCCACGTTTTACTTTTAATGCTTACATTACAGACCGAGGAGAGGCTTATAGCGTTTTAAATAGTTTAGCTGCTGCTTTTCGCGGGATGCTATATTTCAATGAAGGAACAGTTGTCGCCATTCAAGATCGGCCTAAAGCGATTACTAAAATATTCTCTCCTGCTAATGTTGTTCAAGAAACAGATGATAATGGCAATGTAACAACACCACCATTTGCTTATGAAGGCACGGCACGTAAAGCAAGAAAAACAGTTGCGTTGGTAAGCTGGAACGATCCAGATGATTCTTATAAAAGCAAGATTGAATACGTGGAAGATGCTGAGGGTCTTGATCGTTATGGTTACCATGAAGTAGAAGTTAGAGCTTTTGGCACCACTTCCCAGGGGCAAGCGCAACGAGTGGGAAGATGGATTTTACTAACAGATCAATTGGATACGGAAACCGTTACGTTTAAAACTGGTACGGAAGGATTCTTTTTGCTACCAGGGGAGATCATTGGCATTGCAGATCCAACAAAAGGAGGAAAGCGTTATGGGGGGAGAATTACTGCAGCAACAACAATTGCCGTTACCATTGATTCTCCATTCACCTTGTTGAACGGTAAATCCTACACACTCACCGCAATGCTTCCTAATGGCTCCCTAGAGAGCCGTACGGTGCTTAATAGCCCTGGCGCCACTTCTGTGCTCAGTATTAATCCGGCCTTGCCTGAGGCGCCTATACAAGGCGCTCCTTGGGTGCTGCAGGAGGATGCTGATGGTATAAGAAAATTTCGCGTGATTTCAATTAACGAAGACGATGGACGAATGACAGTAATTGCTTCTCTTTACAATGAAGAAAAATTTGCTATTGCTGATAGCCCTCAACTAGGTTCTAAGCGTGTTTCACTGTCTAGACTGCAAACAATACCACTTGTATCACAAAGCAGTATTATTCTTGGGACGGTATCGTAATGGCTTACAACGAAGTGGCATGGGATTACCCTAAAATTTCTTCATATTCCATTCTTAATGCAGCCGTACATCCGGCTATTTGCTGGCAGCCATTACAAAACAATCCATTTATTGGTGCGTTTGATGTAGATTATTTGGATATTGAAAATAAATTATGGGTGAATATTGGACGCACTTCTACTAATTACATTCGTTTTCCCAATGACGATTACAACGGGCAAGGGGTTTATCAAATTAGAATTGCTACAATAGGCATCAATGGCATTCGCTCTCCCTACGCTTATAGTACGGTAGCGTTTTCCAGTCCATTATCGTTTGATTTCACAAAAAATCAAACAGTAAGATTGATAAGTGGCACGGAAGTGCCTAACCAGCGCTATCTTTTCTTGATTCTCTAACATGGCAAATCTTTACGGACTTGATGCTGCTGGCAATGCTGCCTACGTAAGAGCCACTGGCGCTGGTGCCGTTGGCGATCCATTCATTGTGAATAATGATTTATTCACTTCTGAATTAAAAAGTGCTTTTGTTACCGCCAGTGGTACTGCACCCGCTGATGTTATTGGCGCAGTAGCCAATCGAAAACTAAGGGTGATGGCTATGACTATCACTTCAGTATCCGGCTGCACGGTGAAGCTTCAAAGTGGTGCATCAACAGACAAAACACCTCCATTCCACATTGCCGCCAATGGTAATCTGGTGCAAAGTAATCCATTAGGGCTTTTTGAAAGTGTAATTAGTGAAAAAATTAATGCTGTGGCAAGTGGCACCACCAATTATACGGTGATGCTTTCATATCGAGAGGTGGCATGAGCACTTTTCTTGCTACTAAACTTGTTCCTCAAATTAATTTGCATTTATTGCGTAGGGATTTTTTTGATGGTTTTGGCTTATTGTTACAAGATAGCGATGGAGAACCATTCGATTTAAGTTTAGTACAAGTGTGTGCTTCTGTATGGAAAAACACAACCGCCGGAGCATTATCACAAGTTACTGCTTTTAATGTAGAAAAGCAGGAGCCGTTTCGTAATGGAGTGGTAAGGCTATGGCTTACATCTTCTCAAGTGGCAACAATTTGGGATGCAGCCGAGGAACCACAAAATACAGCCATTAGTCAAAGCTTCTTTCCCACTACTTACACTGAAAACGAAATACAAGGTTCATTATCGTGGGATGTTCGTATTGAAAAGCAAGATGAATTAGCTAGTTTAGTTAGTGTTAGTAGTGGTGTATTTATTTCTCAAACTAATCATGGTCTTGGTGCTACAGAACGAGTGGTGTTTGGTGGCACCACCACTTCTAGTGGCATCAATTACAATGGCACAAGTGCTCGCATCTACACTAATTTGACGGGCCTTACTTATGTTGCTCCTTATTCTTTCACCATTGCCACTCTTTCTGGCGTTACAGCCTCAGGAATTGGTGGAAATGTTTATAGACTAAAGCAAGATACAGTGGCGGGCGGCGGAGTAATCGTAGGCACCACTTTTTCCAATTGTTTTCCTTGAGGAATTATGGCTGATTTAAAAGAAGGCGTATCAGTTGTAACGGTAGGGCGTACAGCGCCAATTCCTCCTGGTCAACAAACAATGGCAGTAAGTTTGCCAGTGGTAATTGCCAGTGATCAAACGCCAGTGCCGGTAGAAGTAGCAAACCAACAAATTTCTGAAGTAAGTTTAAGTTTGCTTGGTATTCCTCGTGCCGAAGTGGCACTTGGTATTTTTGCTGATGTTACCACTTATGACATTAATCCAAGTGAATGGGCTAGCAGTGGTTCAAATGGCACCACTACACATATTCCTAACGAAAGCGCAGCAGAAATTTCCGTACCAACAGGAGCTCCTGTTGGCTATCAAATTTTAAGTAGCAGACGTTTTTTTCGTTATCAACCAGGGCGAGTTAGTGCTGCTACTTTTGGAGTTAGGACCACTATTTCCAATATTTCAACTGATATTAAAAAATTTGGTGCTTTTGATAGTCGTGATGGTTATTACATAGAAGTGCAAGGTGGTGGTCAGTCAGATTCAGCCAGCAAAGATTTTAATTGCTATTGCGTAAGACGAACAAGTGCGTTTGGCAGTAATGAGCCAGGTATTCTTACGCCAAATACAGCGGATGGTGATATTGGTACGGCAGGAGCAGCTTTAGTAATAGTACGAGCTGGTCTTACTTATATCCATGCTGGCCTTTTTGACCGTAGTTTACGTGGCGGCGGTAACACTATTACAAATGGACCTGTAAGTTTTACTGTGCCTAATGAATATAAATATACATACGAATATCGTGTGCCACGTAAATATTTTAGCCATGATCGCTTAGATGCAGAAACAAAAACACAGTATTACGCAGATAAAACACCAGGCCGAAATTCCTTCACGTTAACGATTACAGGCGATGCTGATACTCCTGTGGTGACATATACCAATGGCACCTCCGTAACGGATGTAAACAATGATATTGTTACCAGAACAAGCATTTGGGATATTGATTTTTCAAAAGTTACAATGTATAAAGTTGAATATAGCTGGTATGGTGCTGTTGGTGGACATTTCTTGGCTTATGTTCCTGATGCTACAACCACTGGGGAAGCACGATGGGCTCGCATGCATCATATACGGGCTTCCAATCAACTCACAAGCCCTAGCCTGGGCAATCCTACACTTCCCATTTCTTACTTAGCGCAAAAAAGTCAAGGTAGCAGCAAGTGTTCTATTTATAAATATGGTGCTTCTTATTACATCGACGGAGGAGATAAAGGCACTGTTACAGCTAGATCAGCAAGTAATGATGCTGATCGTTCTGTAACAACAAGTGGCACAATGCTAATTGGCTTGCAAATAAAAGAAAATGTTAATTCAATTCGCAATCGAATGCAAGTTTACCCCACGCGTTTAGGCGTGGGCAGTAGTGGTCGTGCTGTCGTAAAACTTATAAAAAACCCTACTACTGTTTCCGGCACTCCTTCTTTTACCAGTACAGGTACTTTAAGCCCAACAAATGTTACTACAAGCAGTGGTGTTGTAACAATAAGTGGCGGAACCAATGTTGCTACATTTTTTGTGGGCACTGGTGGTATAGATATTGATTTAGCCCCATATTTTGGTTATAACAAAGATTACTTGTCATATCCATTGACTGCTGGAACTGGTGATACGTTATATGTATTTGCACAAGGTATTGGTGCATCAGTAAACATGAGCGCTTCGTTGACTTGGGAGGAGCAAGTGTAAATAAATGGCACAAGATTTTTCTGAATATTATCAAGTGCCTGATGATGCACAATCAGCCGGTAGCGAACTTATTGATGCTCAACTCATTGATTTCCTCACGGGAGATTCGTTAATTGATCCCATTGTTCAAGAACCATTAACGGGAGATTCAAGGGGCACCTTAGTACTTGCGGCAGATGAAGGCATTATTCCAGCTACTATTTCTAATTCTGATGGTGCCAACATAACTGTTGATTCTGTTAATAGCGAAGCAAGTGAAGTAGGGATAAGTCTGTTAGGCATACCAAGAAGCGAAACATCATTAGGGCTTTTTGATGCAGTAAATATTTATGGCATCAATGATAAAGAATTTTATAACAGCCCCGACGCTGCTGGTTATGCTTATGCAGCGGATCCAGGAGAATGGACTTTTAGAACTGAAGGTGTTGGTGCTGATGAAAAAAAATATGGATATTATTGGCGCCATCTGCCAGCCGAAAGTGCCATTCAAGCTTATGTATTTCCTCCTCCAGTTAGTTTTACTTATTTAGTTGATGATAATACTGGTCGATACCCAGGGGGACATACCAATGGAGCCATGCTTGCGTTTTGGGAAAGCAAACGAGCATTTCGCTATCAACCAGGACGAGTGACTGGTTTTACTCTTGGCGTGAGAATGTCAACTGGTAGTAATTATGCAGGAGAAACAATCAAATGGGGATGTCGCAATGATGTGGGAGATGGTTATTTCTTTCAACTTGATAAAGGTGGTGATTTATTTGTAGTGCGCACATCGCCTGATCTAGGCACATCAAAAATTGCTAGGGACGATTGGAATGGTGATCCCATCCAGCCCAATATTGGCAGCACTGGTTGGAATTTAGACTTGTCCCATGTGACGATGTTTAAGATTGAATTTAGCTGGTATGGTGCTGTTGGCGCTAGGTTTTTAGCTTATGTGCCAATTGGTCATGATGAAGCGCGATGGGTTACTTTACATTATTTTTTCGCAGAAAATCAATTTTATTTTCCTAGTCTTCGTAGTCCATTTTTAAGACTTTTCGTGGAAGCACGTACCACAGCAGGTGCATTATCTCCAGCCTTTATTAATCTTTACGGCAGTAGTGTATTTATTGACGGAGGAGACAAAGGCACTGTTACGGTTGGTGCCGCTGGATTAAATGAATTAAAACCAATTGATGCTACGCCAAGAAGCCTTTTAGGTCTAAATATAAAACCTTACATTAATAATATAATAAACAAAAAAAGTATATTCCCTGTTAGTTTATCAGTATTTGCAACAACTGATGCGCGTTTTGATTTAATATTTCAAAGAGCTTATTTTGGGGAGGAAAGTTTTAATTATGGTAATGGCACTACTTTAACTGCTAATGCTGCATCTGGCATTACCGTAATCCAAACTGATTCTAATACACTAATTACTCCATCTGGGCAATTTTTTCCTGACATCAGCGGTGAATTAGGAGGAGCTAGTGATTACAGAAGTGGCCATAAAGTAAAGATTGTGGGAAATGGCATTCTTGCTACTCATGTAGTTTCAATTAGCAATGATTTAACAAGAATTGTGACAGATAGAGCCATGCCCGCTGGTATTACAAGCATTACATTGGGGAGGATGAATAATTATGCTGTTAGCAGTGGATTCATAGATAGCGGAGTCACTCAAGGTACAATTTTTAGGTCACTGATGGGACAATCAGGTTATGCACGAATTGGCTTGCTTCCTAAGGCGTCAGGATTAACTTATACGCCTGGTTCTGGCTATACGCCTGGTTCAAATGATGTTTTATGGGTGGCATCTAGCTATCCAGCTCTTCAATTTAATCGCTTTGGAACAGTTGTAGGAGAGGAACGATTCCCGCCAGGAGCTAACGACGGCACTGATTTTGCAATTACTTTTCCTACCAGTGGTACTACAACAATTAGTGCAGCAGGGCGATCAATTACAATTTCAGGCAATTCTCCATGGCCTATTCGTGTGGTAGTAGAAGCCCATGCAGGCGCAACCATTTCAGATGTAGTGTTAGCGCAGCAACCAGTAGCAGTGCGTTTGATACCTGGAAGCGGTTCCACTCAAGCACAAACATCTTGGCCTGCAAGCAGCGGCATCACTCAAAGTTCATCTAGTGCTGGAGGGGCAAATTATGTAGCCAATAAATTTGTAGATAGTCTTTCAAGTCCCCTTGGCGCAGCTTTAGTAGATACGCAAGGCTATAGAGTATTAAAAGGAGGAGATCGGGTGGCTACTTATTTTGTTGCAAGTGGCGATAGTCGTCAATTTGATCTCAGCCCATTGTTTGGTTTTGATAAAATGTTTATTACAGGCACTCCTGGTGGAGCTGATAGCACTGGCGCACTTTTTGTTGTCGCTACTGCTCGCACTGCATCTGGAGAAGCTAGCGTAAGTATGAACTGGGAGGAACAGTAATGGCATTTGCAGGTTTAGTTGCTGCTAATAATCTTTCAGATGTAGCAAGTGTTGAAACTGCATGGGATAATATTGGAGATGGTATTACGGCAACAGTTTCACCGGCTGCAGGGCTTACTGTTCAATTGTTTGATGATACAGGCAATACAAATAGCACTTTTACCAATCTTCGTTCAACTAATATAGAGCCTATAATTAATTTTACCAAACAATATGCTATTGAAAAAGGAGGCACTGGAGAAAATTTTTCTATTCGTGCCGTAGGGCAAGTGCAAGCTAGGCAGGGAGGTTCAAATACTTTTTCAATATTAACGGATGATGGAGTGAGAGCATGGATTAATAACGTTCAAGTGTTAAATGAATGGTACGGACAATCTTCCGTGTGGCATACATTTACAGCTAGTGGTTTAACTCAAGGGCAATGGTATAATATACAAATTGAACATTTCCAAGGGCCTGGAGATGCTCGTTTAGTATTTGCTAATAAAGAAGACGTAAGTGATCCAGTCAGAACGATAAGAGCAGCAAGTGGAATTGCAATCAAAGGGGCTGATGTTTTAGCAATTACTGGCATCAGTAGACTTAGCACGAGAGATATATTATTACTCAATGGCTTAACCAGTAATGTTCAAACTAGATTAAACACATCTAGCCAACAAATTTCTTCTGGCATTGTTTTTCAAAATAATGCATTGCCAAAAGCATCTCCTGCTTCTTCAGGAAATTATTCTATAAATTCCACTTTAATTGCTCAAAGTTTAAGGATTAATAATATTCCCGTGCAGTCTCTTGCTACTGCACCATTTAGCGGTTCCACTGCTACCACGCCAATATTATTAAATGATGCTATTATTACTAATACCTTCACAATGCAAGGCGCTATTAGTTCAGGAGTAGTAAGTTCTCCTTCAATTGCCATTCCTGTGAGAGATGGTAATTATGTTTATTATCTTAAGGCGGGGCAATCATGACGCAACAATTTGGGTTTCGCGCCACTAGAAGTTTAGCTGAAGTAGAAGATAAAAATGCATGCTGGGATAATCTTGGCATTAATAGAAGTGATTTACCATTATTGGTAGGCACTAGTGCTGCTGGTGTAACAGAAGGTGATTATTTTAATTGCAAAAATTTAAATAGCTCATTAGAAGCGCAAGTTACCACATTATCAGCAGGTGCAGCATCGGGATTCGTTGCAATGGCTGGTAAGATTAGCAAAAATGGAGATTCAGGGATTAGCGCTTTATCAGGAACAATAATCAATAATGATCGCGCTTATTACAATGGTAATTACAATATTATTTCAGCTTCTACCAATAGCTTCTTTTCGCCAATAACAGCTTCTGGTTATAGCTCTGGCGCTCAATACCTAATTGGCTCCACATATTTGCCTAATTTAACAATTAGCGGTCTTACTTTTGCTGGTGAAACAAGAGAGTGGTCCAATTATTTTATTAAATATCGTTCGTATTTACGGCTTACTGATAGTGGCAGCACATCTAGATTTTCACCATTGTATCTAGCTCCACCTACAGCAGTGCCGTCTAATGTTTTATGGCTTGATGGAGAATTTAGTTCTTTTACCATTGAGGATGGAGGAATAAAGCGTTGGGATGACGTGATACAACGTGGCAGCGCATCTCAGACTACAAGCGCTAATCGTCCAACATTAGTGACTAGTGAACTTGCATCTAAACCTGCTGTATTTTTTGATGGCAGTAATGATTTCTTGTCATTGGGTAGTATTGGTGGTTCCATTCCAACAGGAGCAACGTTAATTGTTTTATTTAGTTTAAGTGGTACCAATGGTGTTACTGGTGACTCAGACTATTGCATTCTTAGTTCGCTAAATAATGTTTCTAGTGCGTGGAGGAATGGTTCATGGGGATTGTTTACCGCTAGTTTGATTGGTGGTTTTCCTTCTGCAGCAACAATGCCAGCAAATGGTACAATTCTTGCAACAGTAAGAGCAAGCAGCGCTCATGGCCTTGAATTTAGGATTAATGGCTCTAGGCAATCTTTTATTGCTCCAGGGTCATATACTTATTCAAGCGATGGTAATTTCGTGATAGGAGTTAGTGATGCTACCACTGCTGGACATGCCTTTAGAGGTTACATTCATTCGTTAGCCTTGTTTGATGAAGTATTAAGTGATGCAGAATTAAATTCTCAAGAAGAATATTTTCGATGGAGGTATGATTTTGTGTGGGACCCTGATGCTCTAGCGTTGACTTCTACAAAAATTATACAAGGCGAACAATTTGAAATTCTTGAATTTGAAAACGGTGCTTTTTTTGAGGTGGATTTCCCATGACCAGAGGACTTGTTAGGAAAAACAATTTAAGTGATCTCACTGATCCAGTGTTAGCCAGGATTAGTCTTGGCTTGAGAACAGATGATTACAATCGCATTAGAGGCTTGTCTGCATCACTTGGCGTTAGCAATTTAGATATTCAAAAAATTGCTAATTCTTCTACTAATTTTCAAAATCAAATTAATTCATCAACTGCTGCATTAGCCACCATTACTTCTTATTTATATGCAGAAAAACATGGTGTTGCCCCAACAGTTTCACCAGCATCGGGACTGACGGTTGAATTATTTGATGATACATATGCAGTTTATAATATTGCAGGCGTAAGGCAATATTTTACTACTCTTCGTTCATATAACGTAGAACCTACAATTGATTTTACCAGTGCTTACGATATAAGCAAAGGAGGAAATGGAACAAATTTTTCTATTCGTGCGGTAGGGCAAATACAAGCTAGTGGCAATGGCTCGAACACCTTTGCAGTGTTGACGGACGATGGCGTGAGAGTATGGCTGAATGGCATTCAAGTGGTGGATGCTTGGTATGGCCAAGGTGAAACTTGGTATGCATTTACTGGTAGTGGTTTAACAGCAGGGCAATTTTATGACATTAGGATTGAATATTTTCAAGGAGGAGGCGCAGCTCGATTGCTATTAGCTAGTGGCGTTGGTGGTAATCCAGTTACAACATTAAGAGCAGCAGTTGGAGATGCTCTTACGGGCACATGGTCCAATAGCGGAAAAATCAACGCCAGTGGTATTATTGTTAGTGGTGTTACTTTATCTGGAAGTACTGACGCTTTATTTTCACGCTCTTCCCCATTGTCCTCTCTTCAAATTACTACTGCATCAGGAGTGGTAATCCCTAGCGGGCTTACGGTTAATAACCTTACGAGCAGCGGAAATATAGTTATTGCATCCGGGAAAGTGGCTGCTAATACAATTCCAGTTACAATTCGCGGGGTGAGTTATAAGGTGGATTTAGCTTAGATGGTAGTAGACTATTACTATTGTTCTAAAAAACTGCGATCATGACCAAAATTTCTGCGCTTACACCTCTAGGTGATGGCCTAGCCGTAGGAGATCAATTTATAATTCGAGATATTGATGATACTGGCACTCCTAATAAAAGCGTTACTATTAGTGGGATCACAAGGGGACTAGAAGTTGGAACGGCACTGGCTCCATCTATAGCGTTTGCGGCGGACAAGAATACTGGCATCTACGGTACTGGCTCTGATGTATTGGCATTAGTTACAGCCGGAGAAAATCGACTTCATATCACCGCTGGAGGACTTGTAGGCATAGGGACTAGTTCGCCTGGAGCATTCTTATCAGTTGAAGGTAATTCAGCTACTAGCGCAATAGGTTTTGCGGGAAGATTTTATGACACAGCAACAAATCGCGGATTTGGTTCGCCATTACTGTATGTAAGAACCCCTAACGATACAGCTTCATCGTCAGCCATTGGCATGTTTGGTGTAGGCGACAATGCTGATACTAGTGAATTGGGAAATCTTTTTCGCATTACTCAGACAGGGCAGGTAGGGATTGGCACTGCGACGCCTACCAATACAGACAAATTAGAAATTCAAACGAGTTCTACCTCTGCCCCTGGTCTTTGGGTTCAGACAGGAGGAACAACCAGCGCGTACCCAATCGCTGATTTTAGGACGGGATCAAATCTTTCAGCATTATTGATAAGAGGCGATGGCGCTTCAGTATTTACTGGAAGGGTATTAGTTGGTACGTCTACTGCGCGTACGGATTATTTTAATAACGGCCTGACAGCAATGCTCCAGGTAGAAGGCACAAACTATGGTGGTAATGTTGATCGAGCTTGTGTTTCTATTGTAAATAACAACAGCGTTACGGTAAATGAAGCGCCAGTGCTTATTTTGGGGCGTTCCAATGGGTCGGCGCTGAACTCAAAAACTATAGTTAGCGATGGAACTCGTTGTGGTTACATCAGCTTTCAAGGAGCTGATGGAAGCGATTTAATAGATGCGGCAAGTATTGCTGGGGAAATAGACGGCACCCCTGGCGCCAACGACATGCCAGGCCGCCTAGTGTTCTCCACTACCGCAGATGGTGGCAGCTCACCGACGGAGCGGATGAGAATTAATCAAGACGGCAGCACCTTGTGGAGGAGTAATGGAGCAACAGCAACTCATGATATTGGAAACTTAAGCACATCCGCTACAGGCTACATTTCTTTAATTTCAAGTTATAGAAACACGACCAACAACACATATAGCTTTCTGGCTTGCGTTAGGCAGGGGTTTGCAGTTGCCCTTGAGATTAGAGACAGCGGGAATATCTACAACACAAACGGTGTTTATGGAGCTTTTTCTGACATTAAGTTAAAAGAGAACGTTGTTGATGCCACTTCCCAATGGTCTGATATTAAAGCTGTTAAGGTACGCAAGTACAACTTCAAAGAAGAAACCAACCATCCAACCCACACTCAAATCGGCTTGGTTGCTCAAGAAGTTGAACTTGTCTCGCCTGGGCTCGTCACCGAGTGCCCCGACCGCGACGAAGAAGGCAACGATCTTGGCACCGTTACCAAGAGTGTCAACTATTCGGTGCTTTACATGAAGGCAGTCAAAGCATTGCAAGAAGCAATGGAGCGGATCGAAACATTAGAACAGCGCCTTACTGCTGCTGGCATTGACTGAGCCAGAGCGATAAGGCCCCTTCAATACTGTGCCTAGCTGAACCATTTTGTTGACTTGCCCAAAATGG